AGAGATAGAATTAGAGGTCGAAACGTACGAACGTGGCAGACATGGCACAAAGATAATCACTGTTTGCGCTTGTTGTTACGAATCGCTTTATCAGGGAGAAAGAGATAACTTTTAATAAAATAATAAAACCTTCCGGTGTATTAGGCAACCGCACAAAGAATATGAGTACAAATAATAATTCAAAAGGTAGTGAAATTGGTTTTTGCGGGCTTCTTACTATTGTTTTCATTGTATTGAAACTCACAAATTACATTAATTGGTCTTGGTGGTGGGTAACGTCTCCCTTATGGATTCCTGTAACTGCTTTGCTAACTATAATCCTTCTCGTTTCCATACTGAAAGCGATGTTTAAATAACCAAACAACACGATAATGACACATTGGAAAACTCAATTTAATTACGACTATCTAGGCGCTTACAGCCTACCGGATGGGAAAGATATAATCCTCACTATCCGCGAAACGAAAAAAGAGCAGATAGTCGGCGCGTCTGGAAAGAAAGAAGAATGTTTCGTCGCTTATTTCCTCGAAAATGTGAAACCGATGATCCTCAACCGGACGAACTGCAAAACATTGACGAAAATTTTCAAGAATCCGAATTTTGAGTCATGGATAAACAAGCAAATCCAAATCGGAGCGGTATTAGTTGACGCTTTCGGCGAAAAGGTTGATTCGCTTCGTATTCGTCCTTTTCTTCCGAAAGTAGAAAACTCATTGCCTACTGTTGAGACAGGATCGGCAATCTGGAAAAATATCCTCGATGGTCTGGCAGGTGGTTTTACGGTCGCACAGGTACAGACGAAATATAAACTAACTAAAGAACAAATCAAAGAATTAGTAGCACATGAAATCAAGTGAACAAAAAGAAATCGAATGGAAGGAAAAGAGACGGGGCAAAATAACCGCCTCTACGCTTCCCGATCTGATGAAAGCGGGTAAAGGTTGTCCCTTTGGTAAAGGTGCGTTAGACGCGATGTATTTAGTACGATACGAGCGGAGAACCGGGACGATGCGAGAAAGTGGAAGTAACAAGGCGTTTGATTGGGGACATGAAAACGAACCGCTAGCGGTCGAATGGGTACGGAGCCAGTTAATGAACGAGATCAAGTCGTGTACAACCGATTTTAAGGACATTGTTTTCAATGAACCGTTTGAAGGATTCGGAGATTCACCGGATTTCTATGTGTACGGATTTGACGGGAAAGTTATCGCTCTGGGTGGGATCAAGTGCCCGATGTCGCAAGGAAAGATCGAATCGCTGCAGTTCGGAAATACCATCGACGAAAAAGACGAATATTATTGGCAATTCCTCGGACATTTTCTAGGGCGTCCGGACGTAGACAAGTTGTATTATGTCATTTATGACGGCTATGTAAACGACGGTCGAATACTCGAAATGAATCGAGCCGATCACGTGGAGAATATAAAGAAACTCTATGATCGAATCCGGTTGGCTAGCGAGATGATAGACGAATCTATCCGTTCCGGTCTGGACTTGCTTGATTGTGTCGATAAGGCAAAAGAGGTTTTAAAATTAAAGATGCAGATCGAGGCGTTAAAGCCGGAAGCGAAAAACAGTGTTCCGGTTAAAAATCAGATTTATAAGATACGGAAGGAATTAAAGAAACTGACGAAGAAAGTACCGTCACAACACTAACACAACACGATTAATCACATTTTTATAAACACTTTAATAAACACAAAATTATGCACACTTGGTTTTTATGTAAAATCCGTTACGAGAAAGTAATGGAAAACGGAATGCAAAAGAAGGTAACCGAACCGTATTTGGTCGATGCGCTAAGTTTTACCGAAGCAGAAGCACGAATAATCGAAGAAGTAACGCCGTTTATCTCCGGTGAGTTCACAGTGTCCGACATTTCCCGCGCACATTATAGCGAGATATTTACGAGCGAAGAGGATTCCGCCGATAAATGGTTTGCTGGGCGACTCGCTTTCATTACGCTTGATGAGAAAAGCAGCAAGGAGAAACGGACTTATACAAACGTACTCATACAGGCGGCGGACATTCACGACGCAATGAAGAAACTCGACGAAGGTATGAAAGGAACGATGGCGGATTATTCTTCGATTCTTCTCAAAGAAACGGCGATTGTAGACGTTTATCCGTATGAAGCTAAAAAATAAATACTTTACCAAATAATATTACTAACCAATAATGCCGCCGAAAAGGACGGTGTGAGGTGAAAGCCCTCGTATTTAAGTTTAATGTTCTACGTCTAATCAGCGTAGTGAATATCTGGTTAGACGACAAATAATTTTAAATATATGGCAAAGTATAACAATGTAAAAATAGACGGATACGACTCTAAAAAGGAATATCGACGCGCTAAGGAGTTGAAACTACTCGAAAAGAAGGGGATTATAACCGGATTGCAAGAGCAAGTAAAATACGAGCTTATTTCGCCTCAATATCGTTTCTATGAAGTACAGGGAGTGCGGAAGATACTACGTAAAAAGAAGCTGATCGAACGAGGAGTTTACTACATCGCGGATTTCGTTTATTATCGGGATGGTGAGTATATCGTCGAAGATACTAAAGGTGTTCGGACAAAGGAGTATATAATCAAACGTAAGCTCATGCTTTACGTTCATGGAATTAAAATAAAGGAGGTATAAGAATGGTGAAGAAAACAGTACAGAAACCAGTAAAACACGATTGCCGAACGTGTCGCAACGGAGGAAGAGAGAATAATTTTATTTGCTATTGTTCCGTCCTGAAAGTGGGGCGGGCGATCGGGATAAGGATTTGTAGTTATTATGTTGCTCGATAGACTTTATAAGTGTGATGAATATAGACGGATATACGCTAACTGAAAAGATGCGAAAAGCGCGACGACGTTTCAGATTTACCGCCACCGAGCAAGCCCTTTTTTACGAATTAGTGGCTATTTGTAACGGCGAAGATTGGAGGGACGTTTTCGATTGCTCGAACATTGAACTTTGTTTTGCGCTTAACGTGAATGAGAAAACACTAATAAAAGCCCGTGAGTCTTTAATAAATGCAGGATTGATTTATTATAAATCTGGTAAGAACAAACGTATTATAAGCTCTTATTCTTTCGTGAAGGAATTTAAAACCACTGTAACTACTACTGTAAATTTTATAGCCAATGATACAGCCAATAAGGGAGTTAATCGAACAGCCAATGATACAGTAGATAAGGGAGTCAATGATACGGGGGATAGTACAGACTATAATAAACTAAAACAGAAACCAAACAGAAATATACTCTCTAAAGTCTCTCATGGAGATTTTGATTTTATATCTGACGAGTTTTTAGAAGCGTTTTCGCTTTGGCTTGAATACAAGAAAGACAGGCGTGAAAATTACAAATCGGAAAAGTCACTAAAAGCGTGTTATAACAAACTGGTAAAATTGAGCAAGAATGATCCGGTGATTGCGGGGCAAATCGTAAATGAATCGATTGCTAATAATTGGTCGGGGTTATTCGAACTAAAAAACGATAAATGCGAATATGGAAACAAGAAGCAAACAGACTCTACCGATAGCGACAATACTATCATACGGACTACCGTACTATGACGAGCCGATAGAAGTAGAGAAGCGTCCGGAATGGTTTAAAGCGTGCTGCAAATACGTTTGCCCCGGTTTTAAGATTGACGATTCGAATAGAAACATAATGAATCAATTGTTTTTGTATACCGAAGGACGATCCGAGAAGCTAGATTCAAATAAAGGGTTATTGTTACGAGGTGACATCGGTACAGGAAAAAGCACTATCATGCAGATTCTAAACCGATATAGTTATTTCACACGCGGCAAAACAAAGGGCGGCTATCCGATCGGTGGCTTTAGGATTGATTCGGCTTCCTGTATTGCAAACGGTTTTTCGATGCGCGGAAAGGATGCACTAGAATTGTATACTTACAACAACGGTACTCCGCGAATGATCTGTTTTGATGAACTAGGACGCGAGCCAATCCCTGCAAAGTATTTCGGTACTGAACTAAACGTGATGCAGTATATTTTCCAATGTCGGTACGAGTTGAGACATGAGGCAATAACTCATGTTACAACGAACTTAACGATTAAGGAAATACAGCGTATTTACGGTGCGTATATCGCGGATCGAATAAATGAAATGTTTAACGTCTTGGACTTGAACGGAGCTAGTAGAAGATAATTAATACAACGAAACCATGCGAAGCAGAAAAAAGAAACTTGTGTACTTTAAAAAGATTCCGGTTCGCGTCGATCTGGAACAATGGCAAAGGCTCGATAAAATTCGCGCTGACTACCATTTCAAAAGCACATACGAGATTATGCAGTACATTTTAGGCTGCTTTCTCCGGGTTGCCGATCCGATGCCAGGCGATGATGATGAAGAAGTATTACCGGACGAAATCAAAGAAATGTTCTACGATCTATCACAGGCGGAACGACATTTCGAGTATGTAAAACCAAAACGAAAACTACCACAACACAAGGTAGACGAAATGAACGGACAAAAACGATTAGAAGGATTTTAATATGGTTAAAAAACTATCAAACACAAATTATTTGCACGACATATCAGCAGATCCCGTCGCGACAAATGAACGGAATCGGAAGTATATCGACCGATTTGTTTCAGAGAATTATAACGGCTTAGTTGCCAAGTTTTCACCCTTAGACGGTACGATAAATTCAAGCGCTTTCGGAGCACTCGACAAATTAAACTCTACGATTATCTCGCTCTATACTGATCCGAATTTGCACTTTACGGATTGGGAGCAGGCGAAACAATATCTATCGAACAAGTTTACAGAAAAGGCGATTCGCGTTCCGGTGAAAAAGCCTGTAAAGAGTGAAGTAGTAGAGAACGAGGACGAATTTATTAATGATTAATATTATCACTCCAATGAAAGACGTAGAACTATTTAATGACCATTTCCAGAACTATAAAACCTACGGTATTCCGAAAGCACAACTAATCATTGCGGATATTCCCTACAACATCGGGAAGAACGCATACGGCTCTAATCCATCTTGGTATATCGACGGAGACAATTCTAACGGAGAAAGCGAACTGGCAGGAAAAGAGTTTTTCGATACCGATAAGGATTTTCGCATTACTGAATTTCTTCACTTTTGTAGTAAGATGCTCGTTAAGGAGCCGAAAGAAAAAGGAAAATCGCCCTGTATGATTGTTTTTTGTGAGTTTCAGCAACAATTCGAACTTATCCAGAAAGCGAAGGAATACGGACTGAACAATTATATCAATCTGGTATTTAGAAAGAATTTTTCGGCACAAGTTTTAAAGGCTAACATGAAGGTCGTTGGTAATTGTGAATATGGTGTACTCTTATATCGGGACAAACTGCCAAAGTTCAATAATGGCGGTCGGATGGTATTTAATTGTTTCGATTATCCTAGAGACACAGATACACCGCGGATTCATCCGACACAGAAATCAGTTCCGTTGCTTGAGCGGTTGATCGAACTTTTCACCGATGCGGGTGATGTT